GCTCGAGCATACGATCTGCTAAATGACTGCCCAGGAAACCTGCGACACCTGTAATAAAAATCTTCATAATTATGTATTTTTACAGAGATTATAAAACTCTATCATATCTGGGAATGTTTCAGCAAAATTAACATTTCGTCTGCGATCATATTCGTTAAACCAGGTATAAAAGTCTTTACGTCCTTCTGTTATTTTTTCTTCACTATATTGTGTGTTGGCAAAGTAATCTCTTACTCGCCTAAACCGTTCGTACTCTAAATCACTAAACTTAGTCACATCAGACTCATCTTGGTTGTCTTTGATAAATTGTAAAATTTTATCAAAGTAAGGAAGATATTCTTCCTTAGGTAAAATATGCATGTCGTATTGTAACGGTTCTTTTAGATATGGAGTATCAAATCGAATTTTTCTTCGACGTGCGTTCGGATGACCGTTCGCGATATCTATTTGATTATACTTATGTCTCCACTCTAGTACCTTCTCTAAAAAACTGATAAAGGATGTGACACTTAGAATATTAAAGGTACACATAAAAGTAATGTCACCATTTGTACCTTGTAAGTATGTGTCTAAATTTTGTTCCCACAATTCTAAATCTAAACCAGTTCTTAAATACTCAGCTCTAGCACCCCATGTATCCATGCTAGAAAATAACTTGAATTTTTTAACCTTTTGATTATTGACTAGGTCGTTAACGTTTTCAACCAGTTTAGTAACCATGGCAGTTTTTATTCCAAGATTGCTGTTAAGATTTAATTCTATATTAGGTTTAGGATCTTGCCTTAGTAGATCAAACAAGCGCCATGTACTTTTGTGCATTAATGGTTCGCCGCCAGTAATACGTAAAATATTAAGAGTCTTACTAAGTTCAGGCCACCAAGCCCACCACGCATCGATATATGGATTAGTACCTTCTTCGAACGGCTTAAACCAACTGACATCTATACTGTGATTTTTAATTCCTGGTACAGGACCGTATTGTTTAACTTCGCTATGATAGCTACTGCTACTCATAGGATGGCAGTAACCACATTTAAAATTACACTCGTTACTAAATGCTATTTCTACATATTCAGGATTAACATTAAGATCCCATGTACTAGTTTTAATTTCTTCCAACCGGACGGGATTGTAGATACTAGCATTACGTATCATACGGTCCGAAATGTGTGTATCTCCTAGACTTTCAACATTCCAGCAATATTGACACCCACTAGGTTTTTCACCTACGAGCATTTCTGCTCGTTCTTTTTTCTTTTGTTTAGTATTGTGTAAGGCACTAGGATTAGTACGGATATCTTCTACCGATATACTATGTGGTGCCGGATGATAACAACTATGTGTTTGACCCGTGTGTAGGTATAAATTAGTATGATGCCATTTAGCTAAACAAAAGGTTGGACTTATTTCGTTTACTATCGGTATAACTTGTCGTATTCTTTCGGTTTCGTTGCTCATGTCCAAAGGCTTTGTCTAATTTTAATAAGACGAATCATCATAGCTTCGTCTTCTGCTTCGTAGTCAGCTTCGATCTTGTGTAGTTTGTCCATAGCAATCTTGCTCATCTCAGCAAGTTCAGGAGTCTTGTCACTGCTAAAACTTAGTCGACCACCATTGGCCAAACGTGCGGCTTCGCAGTAAGCAGTCCACCCACTTACTTCGTATGGGTCTGGACGGTTACGATATGTAACGGTCCACCATGTGTACAACTCAATAATTTCTTTAGCGGCATTGGCTTGGAAAGTAGGAACAGCTAGATGTTTCTCATCATCGTCGAGGAACTCTTCGTTAGTAAGAGTACTGGCCCAATTTAAATAAGCCATGCCAGCTTCTGGACTACGCCAAGTGCGCCAACGCAACCAACCACTACGCCACCAAGGAACATCAAACTTCTTACGTTCTTCGTCATTCCACATTACATAGTGCCACGCTTGTTCGATTTCAACAAAGTCCACAAGTTCGTTAAAAAGACAAGGGAGAAACCGATTACCAACGTCACACCAACGGCCAGGGCGGATATCACGAGGGTCGGCAGTAAGAGCGTGACTCTTACTAACCCAACGATTGTTGATGTAGTATCTGACGTCATTTAATCTCTCCGGTATGTAAAGGAAGAATCCTTGAATAGCATCAAGTGCTTCTTCCGCAATCCAATATCTTACTGGATTGTACTGCTCGGCTTCAGTTCGCCAGCTATCCCAATCTTCACTGGTCTTTGCTCCACCCTTAGGAGTACCTCGAACCCAGTCAGCAAATTTTGTACATGACCAATAGTTTCTCATATTATTTCCTTATTTGCTACAGTATGTTGTACATCTTCTTCTGTACAACTCACAGGCTTGCCACGATCATCTAAAAAGGTAGTTCCCCAAATGTGTCCGTTGTGTTCAAACTCAACATACACTTGGCCGTAAGCACAGAACCTATGAGTATGTATGTCGTCATTGAACGAGTCTTGTAACGGCCAAATGACTAGAACTACTAAAATAGCTAGTAAGAACCAAAATACTTTTCTAAATTTTGCCCAGTTAAATTTTTTCACCAGCTTTAAACCCTCTAAATGATTTGAATCTTGGGAAGCGTAATGAATATGTTCCGTCTTGATTTTGTGTTACGGCATCAGCACGTACTTCAACAACTTGCCCGTCCACTCGGCAGTTCCAAAAATCGTCACGCTGTTCATCAGTAAAGCCACTACCAACATTAACGCGAATAGTCTTTCCATCATCTACTCCTTCACAAACTAACGCACCCATTTTTCCTACATTCTTACCTGTGCCTTCTTCTGTGGCAACTACGGTAAGACTAACTTCAATGAATGGTTTTAATTTCAACCAAGCGACACTACGCTTACACTCATAAGGCGCACCTGGATCTTTGAGCATAATACCTTCATAGCCACCGTCGATAGCTTTTTGGTTAATCTCTTTATAGCGAGCTTGCCCTTCTTCTGTGTCTAAGTCAACAAGTTCATTAGCAACATAAGTTACATTGGGAATCAATGCTTGATTTTGTTCTACCCAAAACTTAACCATGCTACTACGAGTAGTTTGATCTTTTTCGTAAATACCGTTTTCAAAGTCTGCTAAAGGTAATACATCAAACAAGTTGAGGATAGCATCACCTGCTTCCACATTGTCTTTACGATGTACTTGCTTCATCAAGTCCTGGAAACTAGACGACATAATCTCACCGTCTAGTACTACATCCATGCTCTTGCTTGAACCTTTTTGTTTAATCACTGAACTAATCTGTTCAGCAATATGCGGAAAGTTTACCAGCTCCTTACCATTGCGACTAAACATATCGACACGGCCGTCACTGCGAACAATAGTGATAACCCGAACCCCATCAAGTTTAACTTCGATAAGTTTTTTTCCTGACACTTTAGACTCATGATTTGCACTATCGTGAGCAAGTTGACAACCGAAAACAGGAATGCTATAGTCAGCATATTTCTTCTCCACTACTTTGTTGATTGTTTTTTCGCTTACACCACAGCGCAAGTCTTTAATAAGGATACGACGATACCAGCCATTCCATTCTTTTTTGGTGGCTGATTTCATCATTGTTTCAATCATAGTCCTTGCTGTATTACCGGTGACGTTACGAGTAACAAAACCAGTAAGAGCGAGAGTAAAACTATCCCAAGGTAACCCAGGCCCGTCTTCATCTTGTTTCTCCGGTATTTGTTTAAGTCCAAAGGTAATCATTGGATCTAGAGCAAGACGGCATCCTTCAAAAAATTCATCACACCCTTCTTTGGCAATAGCTTCAATAATGCCTTCTTTATTAAGACGACTAGGATGAGTTTCTAAATTCCAAATATGGCTAGCACAAACACTCATTTCGACTCCAATGATTAACTGTATAAGTGTATATTATACAGAGTAATTATCAATAAGTCAAATAAAATGAAGTCTTAAATGGTTTGCCTTCGTAGGCGTTTTCCAAATTACGCATAATCAAATTTCTCATTCTGCGTACGATTGGATGGTTATGATTCCAATTGAATGTTTTCAAATAATCGCACCAAGTGGAATTTTTGTGTCTACGGCATAGATCCGAATCTAAATATTTGCCAATAGTATGTGGATCGTAACCAAAGCGGTCTAACAATTCGCAAGCAGTATTAAAAGCGTGAGCACCCATTTCATCAGTATCGCCGTAGTACTCTTGCTTCTTACGATCTGTGGTTAATAATGCTGTACTTTGATAGCCTGGAATATTCTTAAAATTACGTGAACGAAACTGTCTCATATGTACTATTTCGTGTAGGACTACATCAGCGAATCTAACAGCCATACGTTTAAAACGATA